ACGAGAATAAAGAAGAAGTTGAAGATTATTTAAGTTTAGTAGAGGCACCTATTGTTATGTCTCATTTAGAAGTTAATGGTGGTATGATGTCACCAGGTCATTATCATGGTGGTGGTACACCACAGACTTGGTTCAATAGATTCGAACAAGTTTATAGTGGTCATTTTCATCATAAATCTAATCTTGGTAATATAAGATATTTAGGATCACAAATGGAATTCACATGGAATGATTTTGGTGATGATAAACATTTTCATATTTTAGATACGGAGACGCGAGAAATAGAAGCTGTAAGAAACCCTTTAAAGATGTTTCATAAAGTTTTCTATGATGATACAAATGAAACCTTGATGTCTATCAAGAAAATGAATTTTGATCATTTAAAAAATGGATTTGTGAAAGTAATAGTCACAAATAAAAATGAACCTTATTGGTTTGATATGTATGTTGAAAACATTATAAAAGCTGATCCAGCTGACTTAAAAGTAGTCGAAGATCACAGTAATTTAGATGTTTTAAACGAAGATGAATTTTCGGGCGAAGCTGAAGATACATTAACAATTTTAACTAAACATATTGAATCACTAAATATTGACGGAGATAAAGAAAAACTTGATGGATTAATGAGATCATTATATACAGAAAGTTTGGATATTTTAGTATGATAAAGATAATACAATTAGTAACAGGTGAGATGTTGATCGCCGATATTAATGCAAACCATGAAATAGAGAATCCTCTTTTCATTCATCAACAAGCAGTTGAAGGACAAGGCCCTAAAGTGAACTTGTTTCCTTACAACATTCTCGGACAGGGTAATATAGGCTTAAATCCAAATAATATTGTTTGGACTGTTGATCCCGAACAAAAGTTATTGAATCAATATCAAGAAGCTTTTAGTAGTATAATAACCCCACCAGAGAACAAAGTTACTCCTATTAAGTGAGGTAAAGGATCAGAATGACAGCCAATAAACACGGTGTTGTTTATAGTGGTGAGTACCATTGTGAAGGACACAATTTAAGATTTGTAATTAATGATAACGATACTGTTACAGTAACAGATACATTAATAGGAGCGTTTAAAACAGCTTCTAATCATACTATTATGAGTATAGATTCAGCTATAGAATTACAAGAAAAATATATAAAATTAGGTTATGATAAAATTTCGTAAAGTAAGATACAAAAATTTTCTATCTACTGGTGATACATTTACTGAGATAGATTTATCAAGAAAGAAAAACACATTAATAATCGGAGCAAACGGTTCAGGTAAGTCAACACTACTTGACGCGTTATGTTTTGGTTTGTTTGGTCGTGCTTTTAGAAAAATACCGAAAACAGCTTTAGTTAATTCTATAAATCAAAAGAAAACTGCAGTAGAAGTAGAATTCTCTATCGGTAGAAAACAATATAGAGTTATGAGAAGTATTAAACCGAATAAGTTTGAAATATATCTTAATGGTAAAATGATTCATCAAGACGCGAATGTAAGAGACTATCAAGCCATATTAGAACAACAGATACTTAAATTAAACTATAAGACATTTACTCAAGTCGTAGTCTTAGGTAGTTCATCATTTACTCCGTTCATGCAGTTAGTGACGATTGAGAGAAGAAATATTATTGAAGATATACTTGATATTCAAATCTTTACAGTTATGAATGATGTACTTAAACAAAGATACGCTTCACTAAGACATCAGATAAATGAGATAAGAACTAATTTAAAGATCGGTGATCAAAAGATTAAAAGTCAAGAAGAAGCTATGAGAAGACTTGAAGAAAATCGAGATGAACTGATTGAAAAATTTAACGCTGATGTTCTAGATCATCAACTTCAAAACGCTGATTGTAGAACAGCTATTACATTACACATGGCCGATGTTGAAACAAATCAATCTTTAATTGAAGACGAAGATCAAATCAGAAAATCACTTCAACAAATGTTGAATGATGAAAGAGAGAAAGAAACTGAAAGAAGAAAATTTATCAAAGAGTTAAAATTCTATGAAGACAATGATGAATGTCCTACTTGTAAGCAAGATATCGAATCAGATCATAAACAACATATATGTTCAGATACTTCAACAAGCATTAAAGTTATAGACAAACAGATTTCAGAATGGGGTAAAAGTATTCATGAAATTAACAATAGACTTGAAGAAATAGCAGAAGTTCATAAAGAAATCAATGAGTTGCAACGAGAAATACAGAAAGAACAAGTTAAATATAACGCCAACGAAGCTTACATTGATAAGATTGAAGGTAGAATACTAGATTTAAAGAATCAAGAACATACAGAAGATGATAAAGATAAGTTAGAAAAGTATCGTAAAGCTTACGCTCAATTAGAAGGTATGGAAGAACAACACATTGATACTAAACACTATTACGATTTAGCTGAAATATTATTGAGAGATAGTGGTATAAAAACGAAGATTATACGACAATATTTGCCGATTATGAATAAGTTAATTAATAAATACTTAGCAAGTATGGAATTTTTCGTTCAGTTCGAACTTGACGATAATTTCCAAGAACAGATTAAGTCTAGATATAGAGACCAGTTTTCTTACAGCTCGTTTAGTGAGGGTGAGAAAATGAGAATTGATCTGGCTTTGTTATTCACTTGGCGGTCCATTGCGAAACTAAAAAACTCTGTGAACACTAATTTATTAATACTAGATGAAGTATTTGATAGTTCTCTAGATGAAGGTGGTACAGACGAGTTTTTAAAGATACTACATACATTAGGTGACGATACTAATACATTTATAATATCACATAAAGGTGATAGCATGAATGAGAAATTCAATAACATAATAGAGTTTGAAAAGACTCAGAATTTTTCAAGAATAAAAACATGATAGTAAAAGACAACAAAACACTAAGAACCAAAATAACAGAAACCTGGTCATTCGAAGAACCACCTATGGATACAAAAAAGTTCTGTGATGAACTTATTGATGCCATGTGGGATCATTCTGGCTTAGGTATTTCAGCAAATCAGATCGGTCATTCGTATAGAGTATTCGCTATGCGAGGAGCCACAAAGTCTGAAAGTATGGTTTGTTTCAATCCTAGAATCAATGATTTTAGTCCTGAAATGAACACCATGGAAGAAGGTTGTCTTTCATTACCAGATGTATTCGCTAAAGTAGTTAGACCAGAGCATGTCTCAATAGTCTACACGAATAGCGATGGTGAGGAAGAAGGCCAACTAGCTAGTGGTCTCACGGCTAGAGTTTTTCAACATGAATTAGATCACTTGGACGGAATACTGTTCATTGATCGAATAGGAGAATTAACTAAACAAAGAGCATTTGATAAAGCTCGTAAGATACAGAAATTTAGAGCTCGAGGAAAGCCTAAGTATCAGTATTCTAACAAGTACGCTCTTTAGTTAATAATAAAATAATAATATAGTTAGGAGAATATATGAATATTTTAAAAAAAGTAACAGCTGGTTTAACATTAACAGTAATGATGATTTTTTCACCATTCGCGATGTCTAATGTTGAGGGTTCAGTTGGATTATCATCAGACTATTTCTGGAGAGGAATGTCTCAAAACGCTGGAGAAGTTGCGATTGATTTCGGTTTAGAAGCTAGTCATAACAGATTCTACGGTGGTGTTTGGGCATCTCAAGTAGATTTAGGAAATGAAGCAGAAATTGAATATGACATCTATGGTGGTGTTAATTTAGTTTCTACTACTGATTTCACATTAGACTTGGGTTTTATACAGTATAATTGGGATCATGGGTTTGATGATGCTGAAGAAGTATTTCTAAGCGCGTCTTATAAAATGGTAGGTGTGACTTACTATAAAGATAGAGACAATTGGAGAAATTCTTTTTTAGAAGTCGGTTATGAAGTACCATTTGTTGATGTAGTAGATATGTCAATCAATTATGGTAAATTTGATAACGGCGATAAAATGTATAGCATTAACTTTGCTAAGAACTTATCAGATCAGATGGTATTATCAGGTATGATAGTTAAAGGGCCTAAAGAACATTGGTCAGATGTTGACTTAGGTAGAGCAAATATTGCTGTAGGAATTCATTATAATTTCTAGATAATTAAAAGGTAAAAGTTGAACTGGTTAGATAAATATATAAGCAAAAGAGCTGGTAATGATACAGAAAATGAAATTTATAAAGCTAGATGGGTATGGTATCATACAATTTTAGCATTTGAAATATTTCTTTCAAACATCATATTAATAGCGATCCTGTTAGCCATTCTTTTGAAGTGAATATGAAACTTCACTATGAATTACAGCGGTCTAATAATGCTTCTCTGTCTGATTGTATAAGAGAGTATGACGATATTATACCGAAAATTCTTTGTGAAGAACTAATCGAATTTTTCGAAACTAGTTTAACTTTTTCCACTGATCTTCCTCATAAACAATGTAGAGAGATGCAGATCGTAGGGGATCCAAGACCCGAAGCTGTACAATACAAAAATCTACTATTCGATTATCTATATCCATTAGGAATAAGATACGAAAAAGAAGTTAATGACTTCTGCCATGATGATTACAAAGTAAATGGACCAACATTTACAGAACATTTTAATACAGGCTTTAGATCATTACAAATTCAAAAATATACACCAAATGATAAAGGATATCCAGCAGTTCATGTAGAACAAGGTCCAGATCATGTAAAGAAGTACTTAGCCGTTATCATATATCTTAATGATGTAGAAGGTGGTGAAACAGTATTTCCAATGGGTGGAACATCAATAGAACCTACCACAGGTACTGTTGTTATTTGGCCAGCAGGATTCCCTTTCTGGCATTGTGGTAATAAATCAAAAACAGACAAATATATTCTAACCAGTTGGTTCGAATTTC